TGCAAAAACAAGAAACAGTTATTGAAGAAACTAAAATAGAAAGAAAGAAATGAAAAGAATATTAAGATTTACCGCATCATGGTGTGGACCATGTCAAGGTTTGGCCATGAACTTAGAAACAGCAGGTTTAGATTTACCAATTGAAGTGATTGATATTGATATACATAACGATATTGCACAAGAATATGGTGTTCGTAGTGTACCGACATTAGTTATGTTAGATGAGAATACAGAAGTCAAAAGATTAATCGGATCAAGAACAGTCAATCAATTACAAGAGTGGGCACAATGAGTAAAAGAAAAAGCAATTTAATAGAAGACAGAACAAGTTTCAAACCTTTCAATTATCCATGGGCATATGACGCATGGTTGAAACATGAACAATCACATTGGCTTCATAGTGAAGTCCCTATGGCAGAAGATGTTAAAGATTGGAAGAATAAGTTATCTAAAGAAGAAAAACAATTTCTAACACACATCTTTAGATTCTTCACACAAGGTGATATCGATGTTGCAGGTGGTTATGTAAACAACTATCTGCCATACTTTCCACAGCCTGAAGTTCGTATGATGTTGTTGGGTTTCGCAGCTCGTGAAGCATTGCACATTGCAGCCTATTCACATCTAATTGAAACATTAGGTCTGCCTGATACAACATACAATCAGTTTATGGAATATCAGGCGATGAAAGACAAGCATGAATATGTAATGAACATATCAGGTCAGAATACAACCAAAGAGAATACTGCCACACATATCGCTGTGTTCTCCGCATTTACAGAAGGTATGCAGTTGTTCTCCTCATTCATTATGTTGTTGAATTTTCCACGCACAGGTAAGATGAAAGGCATGGGTCAAATCGTTACATGGTCTATCGTTGATGAAACTATACATGCAGAATCAATGATTAGATTATTCCGCACATATATAGAGGAGAACAAAGAAATATGGAATGATGACCTCAAGAGCCGTATCTATACCATTGCAGAGAGAATGGTTGAACTTGAAGATACATTTATTGACCTCGCCTTTTCTATGGGCGCTATGGACGGTTTATCTAGTGATGACGTTAAAAAGTATATTCGTTACATTGCCGATAGGCGCCTTATATCTTTGGGTCTTAAAGGCATTTATAAAGTAAAGAAGAATCCATTACCATGGGTTGAAGGAATGATAAATAGCCCTATACATGGAAACTTTTTTGAAAACAGAGTTACTGACTATGCAAAAGGAGCACTCTCCGGTTCTTGGGGTGAAGTGTGGGCCGAAGCCGCATAAACCTTATACATATCTCCTAAAATGTTTAGTTGATAACACTTTTTATTATGGTGTAAAATATGAAAAAGGATGTCATCCAGATGATTTTTTTATAACTTATGAAACTTCTTCTAAAGAAGTGAAGGAAAAAATAAAAAAATACGGAAAAAAAGCTTTTTCTTTTGAAATAAGAAAAACATTCAATGATTGTGAAAAAGCAAGATTGTGGGAAAATAAAGTTTTACGAAGATTAAAAGTCATCAAAAGAGATGATTTTATGAATAAAACCGATAATATATCAATTAAACCAATGTATGGTTCTGATAATTCTATGACTAGACCAGAAGTTATTGATTCCTTCAAAAAATCAAGAGCAAAAAATCCTACAAGAAAACCATCACCAAGAGAAATTTATGATAAATTATCAAAATTATTTAAAGGTAAAAAAAGACCTAAAGAAGTTGGTGAAAAAATATCAAAATCTTTAAAAGGATATAAACATTCCAATGAATTCAAAGAAAAATGCAAAAAAAGAGCAACTGGTGTGGAACAATCAGACGAAAACAAATTAAAAAAAAGTCAATCAATTAAAGGTAGAAAAAGGTATACAGATGGTAAAAAAATTATTTTTCGGCATCCTGGAAAAGAACCAGCTGGATTTTACTCAATATAAAATTCAATGTTAGAAATTATATACACTTTAATGGTGACACATATCACCATTATATGTGTTACTTTGTTTCTACACCGTAGTCAAGCACACCGTGCCATTATCTTTCATCCTATTCTTTCACACTTCATGCGTTTTTGGTTATGGTTGACAACAGGCATGGTCACTAAACAATGGGTTGCAATTCATCGTAAACATCATAGATATAGTGATATTGAAGGTGATCCACATACACCTCATGTATATGGAATTTTGCATGTATTATTCAAAGGAGCATTCTTATATCATGCGGCAAGCAAAGATAAAGACATGGTTAATACATATGGTGTTGGCACTCCTGCTGATTGGATGGAGCTTCACCTATACCAGCCTCACTCTAGACTTGGCATTGGCCTTCTCCTTTTGTTGAGTGTATTTTTATTTGGTTGGTGGGGTTTATTGATATGGGGTATTCAAATGATATGGATCCCATTTTGGGCTGCAGGTGTGATAAATGGTATTGGTCATTGGATTGGATATAGAAATGGTGAAACTAAAGATTATAGTCGCAATATTAGTCCTTGGGGTATTGTTATTGGCGGTGAAGAGTTGCACAACAACCACCACTTGGACCCAGCGAGTGCCCGCCTCTCTAAGAACTGGTATGAATTTGATATAGGATGGATGTGGTTGTCAATTTTTAGATTTTTCAAACTAGCAAGGTTAAAATGATTACAATAACAGAATCCGCAAAAACGAAAATTCTAGACCTTCTTGCAGAAGAAAACAATCCTGAGCTAGCACTAAGAACATTCGTTCAAGGTGGTGGTTGTAGTGGCATGAGTTATGGATTTACATTTGATGAGATAACAAATGAAGATGATTTTGAAGTGCCTTTAGAAAAGTTTAGAGTATTAGTGGATTCTATGAGTATGCAATATTTGCAAGGTTCAAGTATAGATTACAAAGAAGACATACAAGGTTCACAGTTTGTCATATCTAATCCAAATGCACAAACAACTTGTGGTTGTGGTTCTTCTTTCTCGGTATAAACAATGGCCTATTCACAAAAAGTAATTGACCATTATGAAAACCCCAGGAATGTGGGTAGTTTTAACCCTAGTGATACTTCCATTGGCACTGGTATGGTTGGGGCACCTGCTTGCGGAGACGTAATGAAACTTCAAATTAAAGTAGAAGACGGAATCATTACAGATGCACGATTCAAAACTTACGGATGCGGTTCAGCCATTGCATCTTCATCGCTAATAACTGAATTAGTTAAAGGAATGAATCTAAATCAAGCATCTAGTATCAAAAATAGTGAAATTGCTGAAGAACTTGCACTACCTCCAGTTAAAATACATTGTTCAATACTCGCTGAAGACGCCATTAAGGCAGCAGTAGCAGATTATAAAAAGAAACATGATATCATTAACTGAAAAAGCTTCTGATAAAGTAAAACAACAGTTGACAAGAAGAGGCAAAGGCGAAGGCCTTCGTATTGCTGTTAAGACAACAGGTTGTTCTGGCTTTGCATATGTTTTAGAATATGTTGATATACCTAATGAAGATGACTATTGCATAGAATCATATGGTTGCAAAGTATTTGTAGACCCAAAAACTTCTGTATATCTTAAAGGTTTAGAAATAGACTATATACAAAAGGGACTTAATGAAGGATTTGAATTCATCAACCCCAATGAACGTGACCGATGCGGTTGCGGTGAAAGTTTTAGAATATAGGGATTAAAATGAAAAAATTATTAGTATTACTAGCACTTGTTTCGTCACAAGTGTTTGCATGGGAACAAAGAGTTCCTTTTCCAGAAAAAGCTTGCGTTGTGCATAGTCCATACGGATTTGCAGCAACTGCAAGGCCCACAACATTAATTTGTCGTGAAGCATATTTGGTTGCATATGATGCACCTGTCAAAATACCTGCATATGTTGCATATACATTACTACCACAAAACGCACTAGGTTGTTTTCCACGCACTAATGCATTTGTTGCTGATGCGAGTTTAGGTGGTACAGGTGCAAGACCTGATGATTATGCAGGTACAGGATTTGATAAAGGTCATGCCGCACCTGATGGTGACTTGTCATGGTCTGCAATTGTAGAGTATGAATCATTTCTGATGACTAACATGTATCCACAGGCAGGTTCATTGAATCGTGGCATATGGAAACTATTAGAAACATCTGTGCGTGGTTGGGCAGTTCAATTGAATCAACCATTCACAATCTATGTTGGTGCAATCTATGGCCAAGGTGATAAAACGATTGGTAATGGCGTAATTGTACCACATGGATACTATAAAATTGTCATTAACAATGCAACAAAACAAGTTGCGGGATGGGGATTTCCACATAATGCGCCATACCCTAATCTTGGCAACGACATGACAAAGTTTCGCATGACAATAGCTGACATTCAAAAACAGGCAAATGTTCAGTATAAATTTCCTGCTGGTGCAGTTGAAGTGCAACCAGGTAAAGAATGGCCTGTAGATTTTGGTGCATTGACTAACGCAAAGAGAGCCAAGTGCGGAAAGGCTGAGTAATGGCAACCTTAAATCATGTGTGTGATAACTGTGAATCAGAATTTACACTAAAATATAATGAAGAACTTTGTGATGATGACCCAATTTATTGTCCATTTTGTTCAGAGTATATACTCCTAGATAGTGAGAATATTCCTGAAGAAGATTATTAATGTGGTTTTATTATAATACAGCAGAAGAATTCAAACTTGACGATGCCGAAGGATACTTTGGCTTTGTCTATCTTATTACGCACAATCCCACCGGTAGAAAATACATTGGTAAGAAATTCTTTACCAAGGCCGGTACTCGGCAAATAAAAGGCAAAAAGAAAAAGATTCGCAAGACCTCTGATTGGGAATCTTATTGGGGTTCTAATGCAGAACTACAAGCAGAGGTGAAACAGAATGGAGAGGAGCAATACACAAGAGAAATTCTACACTTATGTAAGACCCGAAGCGCCTGTTCATATTGGGAGACATGGGAGATATTCAATCGCCATGCTTTACTAAATGAAAATTTTTATAATGGATGGGTCAGTTGCAAAATTCACAAATCTCATGTAATAGGAAAAATCAATGGCTCGCAAACAAACAGCAAACAACGAAACGATAACAGTAGCCAAGACAACCAATCAATTGAAAATACGAATTGATGACCTTAGAGCATTCGAACCATTAACAGAAAATCAAAAACTATTTTTTGAAGCATACAAACGAGGTGATTACTTTATAGGACTTTTTGGAAGTCCAGGAGTTGGTAAGACTTTTTTAGCACTATTGAAAAGTTTGCAAGAAGTTTTGGATAAAGGTAATTCTTTTGATAAAATTGTTGTTGTCCGTAGTGCAGTTCAAGTTCGTGACCAAGGATTTGTTCCTGGTGACCTTGATGAAAAGATGCAAATTTATGAACAACCTTATGTCGAAATCTGTAACACACTTTTTGGTAGGTCAGATGCCTGGACACGATTAAAAGAACAAAGTTACGCCAGATTTATTTCAACAACGGCAATTCGTGGAATATCAATTGATGATGCTATTATTATTGTAGATGAATGTCAATCCATGACATGGCATGAATTATCTTCAGTTATTACAAGAACTGGTCATAGGTCTAAAATTATATTTGTTGGTGATTTGAAACAAAATGACCTTGTGAAAACAAGGAATGATGTGTCTGGTCTACAAGATTTTTTAAGGGTGGCTAAAACTATGCCAGAATTTACTAGTATTAATTTTACCTCAGATGATATTGTTCGTAGCAGTTTAGTGAAATCTTGGATTGTTGCCTGTGAGAAGTTAGGAATATAGACTCGGCACACTAGTAATTTACGCTTGCATTTTCGCTTTTATTACTATATAATTGTATAGGTGCTCAATTCGAGGCCTATACTTTTTAATCGTCTTAGGAGATAAACATGTTCGCAGTAGATACATTCATCGACACCGTTCAAGGTGCAAAAAAATACTTTGTTAATACATTCGTAACCGACAAAGAAATCCAAAAACCACTTAACGCTTTTGTTGATACACAAACAGCATTTGTTAAGCAAGTGTTTCAAACCAACCAAGCATTAGCAGAACAAGCTTTGACTACATTAGAGAAATTTGCAAAGACCGCAAAGGCCTAATATGTCAAAAGAGTTAGATGCGTTAAGCGGGGTAGAAACCCCAAGTCTGACAGATTTTTGGAATTGGGTTAAAAAGACTTTTACACCAACAAGTGAAGTAGAATACTATCTTAATCAATCCACAGATTATGTGGACTATAAAAATAGAGTGCGTATTTTACAACAAAGAGGTATGATATGAAGAAATTTCTCAATAGTATTCTAGAGGCTATCGAAGCCATCAAGAAACATAGAGCTAGTTCTAGTCTCAAAGGTCGTTAAGAATATGGGTTCTCTCTTTACATACATAATAGTATGCAGAAAGAACCCATTTCAGTTTCCATACGGAAAATACTTCAAAGGGACATATCAAAGAATATATGTTCATGGGAACCTGTTGTCCGCAATGGCTGGGTAATCAAGTTTTCTGTATATAAACAACATATTCTTTTAGCTTTTATTTCAATTCATACAAATCAAACAATCATTCGTTATTTTAATGACGAGGATGAAGCCTGTGAATTTATTAATTTTGTGTGCCACCATGACTCTGCACAGAAATTAATGTTATAAATAGAAGATAATCACAATTTCTTTGAGAGAAAACAATGGCTCTAAGTAAAGTAAAAACGGGATCTATAGCAACTAGTGTTACATTAACTAGTCCAACATTTACGACACCTGCACTAGGTACGCCTTCTGCTTTGGTGTTGACTAATGCAACTGGATTACCGCAAGCAGGTTTGGCTACAAACGTGGTTGGTAATGGCCCAGCATTTAGTGCTTATCAATCTACACAACAATCAACTTTATCTGCTGGTGTGGCAACGCTTCTTGTATTTCAAACTGAAGAATTTGACACTAATGGTTGTTTTAACAATACAGCGAGCACCGTTACGCTTAATAGTGTTTCTGCTCCTCAATATTCATTTGCACCAAACATTGCTGGGTATTATCAAGTAAGCGGTTCTGCAACAGTAGCGGCTTCTGTTGCTTACATTATTATTTACCTATATAAAAATGGCTCTTCGTTTAAAAGATTTATAAACACTAATACTGCAACTATTACGCAAGGAGGTGGTTCAGCATTAGTATATTTAAATGGCACATCTGACTATGTTCAACTTTATATGGCTCAAGGCGGAAATCAACAACTAAATAACCAAGCGGACCAAGTATATTTTCAAGCCGCAATGGTAAGGAGTGCATGATGACATTAACAGAAAAAATTAAAGCCTTATATCCAGAACTTACAGAGCGTGATTTCTATACTGTAATTCAATTACAAAACGATTTAGACAGTAGAGGCGATTACATAGCCAAGTGGGAACACCCAACATTGCCACGCCCAACTGATGCACAACTTGCATAAAAAAACAAACTGCATTACACAAATCAAAAACACGGATAACAGATTGATTGCCTCACAGGCCAATCGAATAGTATATAATACACTATAAATAAATTATTATTATATAAGGAGTTGAAATGATTAAACTTGAATTGACAGTAGAAGAAGTAAATGTTATATTACAGTCATTAGGTAATATGCCTTATGCACAGGTAGTTGCTTTGGTTGAAAACATTAAAAACCAAGCGATACCGCAAGTACCTGCACCTGTATCTGCACCTGATGCCGAAGCCGCACCGTTACAGTAATATCGGTAACTCAATGAAACCCTGCTTTGGCAGGGTTTTTTATTGCCTCAATAGTATGTGAAACCTGATATAATAATCGTATCTTTAATGGAGTATACAATGCGAATTATTAAAAGTGAATGGCATCAGGTCGAGAAACGATATGCCATAGATATTGATGAGAATATTATCAATGAAATCTATGAAGATGCAACCGTGGAAGAGATTGAAGAAATCATGCGCCAATTAAAAGAAGGCGAGTTAGATGCATCCACAGTCATTGAGGACGCAAGTTCAAATGATGTTGACTTTGATTGGGATTGGCTTGATGAAGATGATTGGTGGACCGACCGTAAGGGCGGTTACGATGTTACATACGAATTTGAAGGAGAATAATCATGGCAGTATGGTCAGTTAAACCCGATTGGAAGAAATCGATTATTGAGAGACAAATCTGGACAAAAGAAGGTGTCGCAGGTTATATTGGTATTGAAACAGGTTGGCGTTGGGGTGAATTTCATGTCACAACCGAAGATGATACTCCGCCAGACTTGGTTGCAGGTGTTGATATCTACAATTGTGACTATGAATGTGAACTGGTATCATTAGATGACGGATGCTGGGAAGAATCAGATATTGATGTTCTGGATGAAGCATTAAGAAATGAACTTGAAACCTTCCTTGAAGATAATTCTGTCCATGACCTTGAAGAATTAGGTTGGTCTTGTGATGATACAGAGATGACCATTGATTGTGATATGACAATTGAAATGATTGAACCTACAGAGCCAGTTAAGGAAGAACCTAAGACCGAAGGTAAAGGTTGGCCATTTCCATGATAGATGATAAATTAAGCAAGATAGCATATGAAATAGATGATGTTATCTCTAATTTTATAACTAAGTATGATATTGACCCATTGTCATTCTCAGCAATAATTCTAGCACGATTAGTAAGAGCCAATGATTTTGTTGGTTCTGGTGATGACTTTAGACTTATTGCTGCCAACATACCAAAAATAAAATCTGAAGGAGCAATCCATTGAATAAGAACTTTTGGGGTCCTGCTGATGATGAAGAACCATTGCCAGAATGGATGGACCCAAAAACATATAGTAATCCTAAGCCCAAAAGGTCAGGACCCTCTCTTATGGAGAGTATACAGGAGGCAATGAGAAAACCACCTGTGCCAGTAATTATTGATAAACCGAGTATACAAAATGAAAACGATGCAACAACAAGAAACTGAAGCAATTTTATCTATGGTTGAGTTAATCAAAACGCTTGAACAACAGTTATCTAATGCCAAAGCCAGAATCAAAGAACTGGAAGATAATCAGAAAGAATCCGATTATACCAAGTTAAAAAGCCATTACCAGTGAAATATGTCAAGTTGCTTTTATTGATAATAATATGTCTTCCATGGTTGTTATTAGTGGTTGCACTATCTTATCATCTCTATAAGTTTATATTAAGTTTATTATGAAAAAATGGATAGAAAAAGAATTTTCTCAATGGGTCTATTATGACAATCAGGATGGAAAGATTATTGGTGCCGTGTATAAGATAGGTAATTCAATAGGCATATGGGGTGCTCGAGTATACCTAATAAACAATGCTGAGGCAGTTTTAGGCCAGTATATTGATTCGGATTATGCTAAGAAGTCTATAGAACTTTATTGGGAAATTGATAGTAGAACTCTATTAGAGTAATTTTAACCACAGGAGATATTATGTTTGAAACAAGTATGACTTATCGCTCAGCAGAAGAAATTAACACCGCCATGGGCCGAGTCTATGGCCACATGAGTATAGCGGTGATTATATCAATGCTAGTCAGTTATTGGGTAGGCACAACGCCAGAGTTGCTACAGTTATTCTTTACAGGTATAACAAAGTGGATTGTCATCTTTGCACCTCTTCTTGCAATATTTGGCATTTCCGCAGTATTATCTAACAATCCTAGTAGAGGTGTAGCACAGTTATGTCTACACGGTTTTGCGGCGCTGATGGGTCTTAGTTTTGCGACCATCTTTGCTATATTTACAATGGGTTCAATAGTATCTGCATTTATGGGTGCGGCTATACTCTTTGGTACAATGAGTTTTTATGGTTACTTTACCAAACGTAGCCTTGAGAGTGTAGGTCAATTTATGTTTATTGGCCTGATTGCGATTGTCATTGCTAGTATTGTGAATATCTTTATTGGCTCAACAGTAATGGCAATGGTCATTTCAGCACTTGCAATCATTATCTTTCTAGGTCTAACCGCCTATGACACACAACAAATAAGAGAAGAACTAAGTCACGAAACCAGTGATGCCGCAGAAGTCCGTGGAGCACTTACATTGTATATGGACTTTATCAACCTGTTTATCAACCTGTTACAGTTGTTTGGCGATAGGAAATAAATGACAGTAGATGAGCAAGTGAAAGAATTTCTGGAGATGTATGGCGATAGGTTGCCGAATCCAGAGCATTGCCCAAGAGAGTTTGAGTATTATGTTCGCCTCTATAAGTATATAAAAGGATTATAATGAGAGTAGTCCTATTGATGTTATTGATAGGTTGTGCAGGCCAGAACTCACCGAATGTAGTAACCGAGAAAACAATTGATATTATGAAATCTATGAGAAACCCCGTGTGCCGCCAAGTCGGATCGTATTTGTATTGTAGCGAGCAGTAGACTATGAGTGATGTATATTATTTCAAAATGGTAATTGATCCAATGATGTTTAACCATATGATGCGAGAAGAGGAAGTAAAAGACCATTATAAGAATCGCCTTGCATTTGAGTTAGCACGACAGTTAGTAGAGACTAACAGAACAAGATTCTCCTATACCAAAGACACCATTAATAATGTGTATACAATAAAGGGAGAGGTGCGATTATGAAAATACTATTCATTGTGCTATACAACCTATCAATATTATCAGGCACCGTATACCTTATAATAGAATATGATTGGAATGCCTGGTGGATGTTATTGGCCGTGTGTCTATTAGGAACAAATGAAAGTAAAGAATGAGTGAAGTAAAATGTAGTAGAGAATTAAACTGGTGGGAACACTATCCGTTGCACCAACTATGGTGTAATGATGCCTGCCCATTAGTGCCACGATTCAAGTATCGACCTGGTGATGAATGGAATGCCAACAATTGGTCATTGCATTGGTTAATCTTCCGTATCTGGACACTAGAACATTTTTCGTTTGGCGCTGATATTAATATTCAACCCGATAGTTTATCAGTAGGGTTTATTGTGCCATACCTAAGAGTTATCATAGGTTTCCATCATATGTGGCAATGGACATGGCCAATGAAAATTGGTAATGCCTTGCGCCGTAGACCTGCATTAAAGAATGATAAGGGAGAATACAATTGAGTAATTTGTTATCTTATGCAGAAGATGAGTTGAATCGTATTGGAATGACGGAAGACTCACCGGATGAAATGAATGTAGAGATGCGTAAGCATATAGTGCATATGGTTAAGGAGTTTTCCGAAGAAGGCCATTCTGGATTCTCTGGCCGATATGCGCTGAATATTCTAACTAAACTGCTAGATTTTAAACCACTTACACCTCTTACGGGTGCTGATGATGAGTGGAATGATGTTGGTGAGGATTATTGGCAGAACAAGCGATGCTCATCAGTATTCAAAAAAGCAGACGGTACTTGTTATGATATAGATGGCAAGGTCTTTTGGGAATGGTATAGAGATGAGAATGGTGAAGCAGTAAAGACATATTACTCAGGTTCTGGATGCTCTGTGCCTGTGACATTTCCGTACACACCACCAGATAAACCGATTTATGAGTATAAGCATTCAGATGCCGAACCAAGAACACCTGCACAAAATGAGTATGGATTTTTAGTATGAGTACGCTATTTCTTGTAATATACAACCTAACGATATTGGCAGGCACCGTATTCCTCATAGTAGAATATGATTGGAGTGCCTGGTGGATGTTATTGGCCGTGTGCCTATTGGGAACAAGTGGGAGTAGTAAGAATGAATAAAACACTAGAAGCAATGTTAAGAGGATATCTATTCTTCCGAGTGAATAATAAGTATTTTGCAACCTATACACCTGCACAGAGATATAGGAAGACAATAGAATCAGGTGAGTTATTCTTTGAAGGGTATCATATATGGAAGAGATGGCAAGGCTTCTTCTATAGAACGGAGAGAATATTATGAATAACGTAGAACTAAGATGGGTTAAAGAGAGAGTATCTCCATCCCATGCATCCATGACATTACAGTATAGAGTATATAAAGACCATGGCGGACCGTATCCGAACTATCAATGGACAGAATGGATGACTGTACCAACTATAGATACAGAGAAGGATAATTCATGATAATCCATACAGGCCAAGATAAGAATAATAATAATTGGGTCTGGTGTATAGAACCAACCGATGACCGATACTATAACATAAAGACTATAGAGTGGCAACCGAAGTCTATAGAGGATATAGAGAAAGAATATAACATAGAGGTGGTAGTAGAATGAAAGCAACCGAAGTAGAAACCAAAGAAGATTATATATTATACCTACAATCCGTCATAGATGATAAGGATAAGGTCATAGAGAATCAAATGAACCAGATAAAGAAACTATTAGGACTGTTAGCCAATAGTAAAGAATAGTGCAAAAAAGTGCAATATTGTGTAGTTACCGAACTGCCATGAAACCTATGGGAAACCAGTGATTATATGGATAGATATAAGGAAAAAAACTGTAAATTCTGTGAAAAACTCCATAAGAAACGGGGTCTCTATTGCTGTCAGTCGTGTGCTAATCGTGACCGCACCGAGTATTCACCGAAAGTTGCAGAGGCTATGCGAAAAGTTGCGATAGATTATAATAGAACACCAGAGGCGATTGCTGCTCAGAAGTTGTTTGGGTCTGGTGTTGCTTCAGAGGATTTTGCAATTGATATACCAGAGATTAAAGACCTATCCGATTATACTGAATTCCTCGATGGCTTTGACCGTGGGGAAAAGTGGTGACTCCCGCCCGCATCCAACCCTAGTATTATAACATATTTCCGAGGTCCTGTCAAGCCTGCCGATGTTGCGTAAAAACAACAGTCGGCAATTTTTTTGTCTAAAGGCTTGACAAATAGCTGCCCATGGCGTATACTAACGGTGTTGCTTTGATAAAGGATAGATTATGTGGAACTTAGAAGGTCAGACTGTTAGAGGTTATTACTTTGGCCACCAAGTAGAAGGTGTGGTTATTCTTAGCCGTGTTAAGTTTGGTGGCTCTGTCCAACATACTGTGGACCTATTCTTTCCTATTACAATGTATGGCCAAGAGAGAACTTCCGTATTACTGGATGCCTCTGAGGTGGTCCATGTTGAATACGAAAGTGTTGAAGCCTGTGAATTCGATACTTGACTAAAACGGTCAAGTGCTGGTTGACATTCTTGCCTATTCTGTTATAATTGGCTACATGATGAAAAGAAAACTCCGTTCCGATAGAAACCATGTCCTGTACCGTGTTGAGTGCATAGACACTGGTGATTCTTACATCGGTGTTACTGTGGCCCAAGGTCATGCTTTTCTCCGTAGTGTAAAAGTCCGTTGGCAGAAGCATGTAAGCCGTGCTATGAATGAGGACAAGAACTGGTCCTTCTGTGCTGCTATCCGTAATAATGCTGATGCTGAATGGCGTTATCAGGTGCTCGAAGTTGTCCGTGGTCGCAAACCTGCACACCAGAGAGAGCGCCAGTTGATTGCTGAGTATTCACCAAATTTGAATACTTTTTGATTATGTTGCAAAAAAACAACTACTTGACTAAAACGGTACAGTATTACTTGACAAATCTACCCATTGTGTTATACTCTATCCATAGATTGAAAAAACAGACAAACGAAAGGAACTCAAATGTCTAAACCCTCCGGCCTTACCACTCTCGCCATCGAATCCAAACGTGCAGAAATCGCTGCTGCCAAAGCAGAACTTTCGAAGTTGATCCGTATGCGTAAAGATGCTCGTATTCAAATTGCTGCTGAACGTGCTGCTGCTAAAGAGTTAAAAGCATATGACCGTGCTGAGAAAAAAGCGATGCGTATTGCTAAACTCGAAGCGAAGTTGATTGCTCTCAAAAGCAAACCAGTTGGTGCTAAAGCAATTAAGATGAATAAAAAACCATCTAAAGTAACCGTCTTAAAAATGGCCGCTTAAGGACAATAGAATGTTAATTGATATTAAATCCGATCCTTTGTACCAAGTCAGCCTTAATGGTTTGACCAAGATCCAAGCACAAAAGCTCTCTAAAGCTTTTACGGTGATTAAAGCATTGCGTAAAGCAGGTGCTAACAATGTAATGTACTGTTTAAGTTTTCGGGCTGCTGCAACTTCTCCAAAAGACAAAGCAGCTGTTGAAAAAGTTGGTGTTGCTAAAGTAAAAGAAGCTTTTGATTTTATTGCTAGAGAGTTTGCAAAATGATATTATCGCAAAATGAGAAAACAATTACAAT